AGTTGTTGTAGACGCATTAATGTGTCATATCCAGTTAGCATAACTTTTGGATTGCCACCACGAACCCAGATTTTCCTGAAAAGGTCATCAAAGTGGTCAAGGCTTAGGGTTCTGTTGGTTCCCTTTGTACCAGAAGTACTTACTTCTGCTCTAGCCCATCCACTGGTGCCTCTGTCGTTAATTGCATCAATGGAGTATATGTCTCCATCAGCAGCAGCCCCGTAGTCGCCACCTGCTCCACCCATATCCATGGTGTCAGCAACGTTTCCAGATGCGGTGCAAGAACCAGTGGTTACACGGTCCAAGGACTCCATGTCATTACCTGCTGGTGTGTCTACGTCTTGTAGTAGCATTTGGTTGATGTGCTCTGCGTGGTGCTTACCCATTTCCTCTTTGAGGACTGAGCGAATGTCACCTAGACCATCATCCTTATCGTTAAGGAAGATTGCTGTCTCAGACATATCGAATGAGTGAGCAACTGTCTTTGGCTTTGCAGCAACGTGCTGGAAAGTAGGTTTGGTTGTGTCTGGTAGAGTTCCGTTCTCTGCAATACCGCCACCAACTGCTGTTGAAGGCTTTGCAGTAACGACACGCCATCCAGAGCGGTCCCATGGTTTCTTAGGTAGTATACTGAATGCGTTAAATTCTTGGTTTAGTTGAGACCACACTTTGCGGCCGTAGATTGCTTGGTAGGTACCAGCGGTTGTGCTGAGCATTGGTGCATCTGCTTTCAATAGTTCGCTACCTGAGTAGGTGTAACCCATTGAAGAGCCTGCGCCATAATAGTAGCGCTCCATATCGTTTACTGTTCTTAAATAACTTCTTGCCATATTTTTCATCTCCTTTCTTTAATTGTCGGCTTATTGCCAAACGCTCCCTGCTAGGCTGTGGACTTCGTCCCAACTCATGCCTGCTAAATCTTCAGTTGAAGGAATTTCAACTTGGGAATTGCTGTGTGCTGACTTCTGGATACTGACTGATTCAGTGTTACCCAGACTCTCGATACGCTCACCGAGTTCAGCGATTGCCTTCTCGATGTTGGAAAGTGGTGCACGAGCATCGAACTCAGATGCTGCACGGTGTTCTGCTTCAGCACTCAGTTCCTTTGCTAGGCGGTCAGAGAAGACGTTGCTCAAGTTACCCTTGAACTGTTCTTCTATTGCGGCAGCCTTGTAAACTTCGTAGGCTTTCTCAATTTCTGCTGGGCTTACTTCTTCTGGGTGCAAGTAGGATTTAGCCACTGCACCAGAGCCTAGTCCGGCAGCAGATAGTGCACCAGTAGAAGGATTACCACCTTCTTGTGTGCGGTCTGATGTTTGTCCACTCAGTTGTTCTACTGGGAATTGCTCTGGAGTCGAACCAAGGTTAGCCTTTGTCACGTCATCGAAATGATTTCGTGCGTTATTAATGTCTACCCCAGCCGATTTCAAAGTATTTTCCATCCAGTTTAGATATTCGCTGGTGATAACATCGCTGTATTCACCATCACTCTTTTCGGTTTTATCGTTCATATTTTTCATCTCCTTTTTGTCTTCATCCGAATCCTTTTCGTCATCGGGGGAGTCGTCATCGTCATCGTCAGCGAGGTCTAGTTTGTCACCCATTGGTAACTTCTTTTTTCTAGGCTCCTCGTCTTCTTCTTCTTCTTCATCCATGTCATCCATGTCATCCATGTCTTTCATGTCTGGTTCCATTCCGTCTAATTTCTTAGATAGTCTATCAATTACTTCACTTAGGTCTGTTAATGCATCTGTTTCTGTCATTGTTGTGTCCTCCTTCAAAATCCTGAAGGATGCTTCTGGGTTAATACCCTTCTCGCAAATGGTCACCTCGTGCAACTCAAGTTTAGAAATCTCTGTATAATTCCCATGCTTTGCATCGGCTTTGTTGATGCGCTTGAATGCTTGTCCACCAATACTAAAGCCGGTTAGGTTACCTTTGCGAATTTCGTTAGCCACTTCACGGGCCTTCTCTATGTCATCTCTTAATTTGATGACAACAAACATCCCAGCATCATCGACACCGGATTTCCAAACTCTACCATTAGAGTCAGTATAGTCAGATATAACACTACCAACCTGTATATTAGAATGTGCGAGTTGCACATTTCTAAAATCTTCTGCCTTCATAAAGTTACCAAAGGCATCTTTAAGGGCACCACGAGTGATTAAGTCACCTTGCTTGTCTACCATCTCTACAGATGCATAGCCAGCAATTATCAAATCTCTGCTACTCTTTACTATAGAAATGCTACTAGGGTTCGGTGAAGAAGCCCTTAGTGCTATAGAAGCAGACATTGAGTCAAGATACTACGCTCATACTATTTAATTAGGTAGGAAGCGAGCGTTTTCTTTATCAACTACTAAAGTGCCCTCTTCGGTAACTTCAATATGAGGACCAGTCCCCTCTTTTTCTTCATCCGAAGGCTCTTCAAAATCATCCTCTCCTACTTTTTTGCGAGTGTCGTAGTCAGGCATAGTTTTTGCATCATCGATGTTAGTAGGGCCAGTAGGCGATTGTATAGGAGTTGCATAGTCTATACCCAAACCTTGTGCACCTGATGAAGCATCACCTACAGCACCTGCACTTGATTTTAACAACGATTCCACTAATCCGAGGCTTTTGGCTAATAACCTTCTAACCTTCTCAGGTTCCCAGAAATCAGTACCTTTGACTTTCTTCGGGGGAATCAAAGGCTCTCCTTCTCCTTTACTTTCATGAACCTCTGCTTTTTGCTCTTCTTCGACATTTAAATCTGCCTTAAGCATAGTCCCTGCAACTGGTGCCCAGTAATCTCTCTGTGTTTCTGATAATCTAATGAGCCAACTATTTTCTGCCCGAGGGTTGTGTAAATACCAAATATCGTCTAGACAAGATGACCGGTAACTAACTTTACCTCCATCCATCTTGATAACAACTCTTTCTCCAGAGCGATAAACATTGTGTGGAACCATAGTCGATTCTGATTTAGCAAGCATAGATAATGTTTCGTTACTGGAAAGTCCTTCTCCTTCCGCATCTCCTTCTATCTTATTACCCTGTACTGTATATATCTTATGACCGCCGTCTATTTCTTTTTCAGAAACATGACCAGCATTTACCCTTACAACATCTCCTATGTCATACTTATCTTCGCTATGGAACGCTGTGCCCACATCCATGTAAGTCTCACCATCATGTTCTACTGCTCTGTCACCGATATCATCATGAGTGACAGGACCAGTACCTAGTCTGTAAGTAAATATACCTCGACCTTTCCTTTCCAAAACGATAAGGTTAACATCCTGTCCCGGTTCTAAAGTTACCCATTTAGGATGCCTAGTCTCACCTTTCATATATGTTGACTCAGCATCCCTTAGTAAAAGTCTATCAAAGTCTTCATTGAGGCTTTCTACAGTTTTGGGCAAACCAACGTCATCGGTTAGTCGTAAGTTATGTGCGGCGGGGACTATCACGTTTTCAACACTTTCTGTAGTCCCTCTTAGTATCTTCATGCGGTCTTGAAGAGACATAGTATACACGTCGTCTTTGCCACCATAAGCCAATACATCTATGATGTGATATTCTTCACCAGTGTAAACTACATCTATTAAGAAATCTTTCTTGGTAATCTTCTTGAAGTTTTCTTTAGCATCTCCTTCTAGTTCGCCATCACCCTTTACCTTTACTTCATCATCTTTCTTTTCAACAAACATCCGTTGACCTTTTGGCAAAGCAGTTACTATCCAGTCTCCTGAAAAACCTCTTAGGTTTTCAAGGTCATCTAGTTCAAAGATGCGGTGCATTGGTTGGAGTATGGGTGTTTTGACATCTCCCTTTCTGATGAAAATATCAGGGTCAGTCAAAGATGCGAGTAACAATGGTGCCTTTTGGACGCCACTCATTTTGTTACTCATGTAGTCGCCCCAGTTAAGTTTCGTATTGAAGTTTGGTAATAAAGTATCGTAACAAACTTTTGGAGCGCTTACGAATTTCCTCTCTTCTGGAGTAATGAACTGATAAGTAGGTTGGCCATTTTGCATACTGAACTTTAGGTTAGTTTTCAATGGCCACTTTCTAATATTCTTGTCTTTGACATTGAAGTAGGCATAAGTCCCCCTGCCGTGTGGTTTGTCTACATCTCCGATTGGTAACTTAAAGAACTGTTTACGAGGTAAACTTACCTTATCGTGCACTTCAGACTTTATATGAGGTGTAGACATGAGATAAGGAGGGTTAGAATCTACATAATGTAAACCAAGTTTATTGGCAAACTGTTCGCCTTCTTCTCGACCATGGTGCAAAAGGTCAGTTATATTATGTAACTCATCTTCTGGCAAATCCTTTGCCAATGCACTCATAGCGTCCTTTACTGACATAAACCTATACTGGAATGCTTTCTTTTCCTCTCCAGATTCAATACCATTTTCTTTCATCAATTGCTTTAACTTATAACTTAATTGACTTGAAGTAGTCGATGAGAAGTCATCTGGACCAATACCTACACCTATTTTACGGGCAATTTCCATACTACCTATATCCGAATTACCATTATCGTCTACTATGGTTTTTAGTTTGGCCTGTACTTGTCCACCATTATATGTAGAACTATCTATAACTCCCTTGCTAGTATTCAATGTACTAAATCCTTCATGCCCCTTTAAACCGAAGCCATACTTTTCTGCAAACGCCAATAAGTTGTGAAAATTACCTAATTGCATTTCTGCATCCTCTGCAAACAAATCTTCAGGAAGTCCCATTTGTTGCATTAAATGTCCTCCAATTTCACTTATTGCACCCATATCAGCATTTATCTTTTGAATTTGATTATCATGAGCGCGCTTACTGGCAATGTAATTACGACCTTTACTACTATCTTCATAACGACGCTCTATGAAACCTATATCATTATTTCTCCACCAGTCTGTACTTTCATCATCGTTTATTATATCTAACATAGGAGCAGTAAGACCAATTCCCCTTTGACGAGAGATTCCATCTCTTTTCTTTTGTTTCCTCTTATTATTTTCTCCACGAAGTGCAGACAACTCTTCTTTCAAATTACCTTCTCTATCGATTAACTCTTTTAGTGATTTGACTGCTAGGCCGTATTCCTCCCTGTTTTCAACCGAAGGGAGTTTATAATTATCAATAGTAGTCGTTAATTCCCTTTCTTCATCTAATAATCGCATCATCTTAACTTTGTCTTCCCTTAATTGAGAATCAATATTATCAAAGTCTAAAGAGTTGTCACCCCCTTTATTAGTCAAATGTGATACTAACAAAGAGTATGGGGCAGTCAAAGGTAATTCACCGTTATGTTGACTCACAGTCGATATAAAGTCCTGAACGTCTACTGGGTTACCCGGAGGAGCGCCCGCTCCACCCATACTTGCAATCATGTGAGCATTAGCGTAGTTAGCGTGCTGACTACGCATATGGACATCGACCCCTTCCGCTTCACCTTCCATTTTAACTCGTCGATTTAAAGAACTACTTAGTGGAAGATGGCCCGGTGTAATACCTTTGATTGAGTTGTGAGACCTTCCTCTTGATTTGTATTCCCTGCCTTTCCTCATATTTTCTTGATGAGTTCCGACAGTTTCGTTCAAGTGCTCACCACTTGTAGAATGTGTGTGAACGCTGACTCCTGTCTTTCCACCAGATACACTGAGTTGTGCATTAGTATTCCAAGAACTATGGACATCAGAAGAAGATAGTTTTTCTCTTTCTAACTTCTTAGAGAACCTCTCCATTCTGTCCATATAATCAGCGTTGGCCTTTTCGTATGCCTTTTGACCTGAGCCGCCTCCAGAAAAGTCACTACGTGAAGGTTTCTTTAAATGAAGTAAACTACCTGCTAAAACTCTTTTAGGATTAAGTCTTGTAAATTCTGGAGCGGGGCCTTCTCTTCCACCATCCAACCAATCATTAGTTGCCTTATTATGGTTTATTAATTCAGTAGCAAACTTGCGCTTATCGATTCTCATTTCAAGATTACGTTGCCCTCTGTGTGCCAGCATCCCTTCTATGTTATCACGGTTTACTATATTGTCACGTCCCTGTTCGTCTAGTAAGCGGTCTCCGATTAAACTATGAGTACCATATTCACTTTCCCCTATAACTGAATTAGCATGTAGGATATCATAACATTGATTTGGATGTAAACGAAGGCCGGGTTTTAATTGAAACATCTTTGCAAACGGTTCAGCAAAGCCTCTTCTGTCACGTTTACCATCCTTTTCTGTAAAATCAAACTGTTCATGGTCTGGATTAATAAAGCGGCTAGAAAACACTTTACCGATGTTTCTAGTTCTTCTGTGTCCATAAGATAACTTTTGTCGCTCATTTAATGTTTTAACTATATCCCTAGTCACTTTTTCCGAGAAGGGGGAGTCTTCATAATTACCAGTTGTAGAGTTATAACCAATGGCGTGTAAAAATCCCTCTCTGGTTAAATTATCTTCAGAATGGGGTTTATCTGGTAACTTCATAGCAGGGTCACCCTGTTTGTCGTTAACAGTGTCATACTTTGGTATATCAAAAGTATCGAATTTCGCTTGTTGGCGCTTTATTGCATTCATAAAATCACGAAGAGGCATGGT